TTTCCGTATCTGCGGATCCGTATTTAACGATGGCCTGCACCAGTACCCGGTGACCGACCTCACGGATGAAACCTTTACCGGGACGGTGTGGGTGTTGGCTGTGCCAAAGGCTGTGCTTGTGCTTGCCGAAGATATCGCCGCATGGGAAGAAAAGAACGGTGAAGCCGTTTTAAGCCCGTACACGAGCGAAAGCTTCGGTGGATACAGTTACACCAAGGCGAGCGGCGGAAATGCCGACACGAGCGCTGGGACGGGCTGGCAGGGCACTTTTAAAGGCCGATTAAATGACTGGCGCAAGCTCAAGGGGGTGGAACCGTGACTTTACTGGACGATTTTGCCCACAAGTGCATTCTGATGGAGAAAAAGCGCACGCCTGACGGCGCGGGCGGCTACATCACTGCGTGGGAAGAGGGAGCGGAGTTCCTCAATTACCAGTCTCTTGACACATCGATGGAGGCGCGAAAAGCGGAAAAGGAGGGTGTGACCTCGGTATATTCCGCACTGGTCAATCAGAGCGTTCCCATCGAGTACAACGATTATTTCCGCGATACGGAAACGGGGATTACCTATCGCGTGACCTCAAATCCCGAGGAAAAGGCCGCGCCGAGGTCTGCGGGCGCAATCATTAAGGCGCTAAAATTCTTCACTGCGGAGCGAAAGGAGCTGCCGAAATGACAAAGGACAAGGCGCTCCATGCGTGGTTTTCCCAATTCCTCCCGTCGTATCCGACCTCGAATGTGCCGGAGGACGCGACCTTCCCGTGGCTGACCTATGAGCTTATCACAGGATCATGGGAGAGCGGCGAGACCGCGCTGACGGTCAACCTCTGGTATTACACCGAGAGCGAAGCGATGCCCAACGCAAAGGCACAAGAAATCAGCGACGCAATCGGCATGGGCGGCTGTATGGGCGCCTATGACGGCGGAGCAATGTGGATCAAGCGTGGCTCCCCGTGGTGTCAGAACATCGCGGACGAAAGCGATAAAAACATCAAGCGAAGGTATCTCAACATCACGGTGGAATACCTATCGCAAAACTGATGAAAGGAAGAAAATATGAAATTCACAAAAATTCCCTCTGATGCATTTCAGAAGCTCCAGATAAACGCCGGTATTCTGACTACCGATTTTACCCCGGCCACCGGCACCATCGGGGAATCGGGGCAGATTGGCGCGACGACCGGCGGCATTAGCTTTACCGCAACGCCCACCTATAAGGACTATGGAGAGGACATCGACAACTGCCCCAAGAATGTACAATATTCTTACCAATTAAAACGAATCGTTGCAATATTTACGCGAAATAGAGGGTTTAACCCTTGAATTGTGCGCCAAAATTGCAAGCCGTTCCCGCCTATTCGCCGAAGTTGTGCGCCAAATGTGCGCCAAGAAAGGAGAGCGGCGGCGTGGTGAAATTGGTAAACGGGCAGTTGTGGTATTGTTGCCCAGTCTGCGGCCAAAAGCTGCACAAGCTGGCCCCCGATGCCGTTTGTAATGGCGTCACAACCTTTTGCAGGCGGTGTAAATGGGAGGGGGTAATGAACATCAAGGAGCGGAAAGGAGCTTAAACAATGGCGAGCATTAGGAAGATAGAGGGGAAACACGGCACGGCGTATAAAATCACGGTCACGCTGGGCCGTGATGCCCTCGACCGGCAAATCAGACATTATAAGACATGGAAGCCGGACAAGCCCATGACCGCGCGAGAACTCAACAGAGAATTGCAGCGCGTGGCAACAGAGTTTGAACAAGACCTAATGAGCGGCTTTCAAGCAGATAACAAACAGACCTTTGCAGAGTATGCCGCATACTGCTACACCATAAGGGAGCAGCGCGGGGACAAGCCGCAAACGCTGGCCCGCGTCCGGCGGCAAACTGCGCGGATCAATGAGTATATAGGGCAAATCCCTATTCAAGAAATCCGCCCGAAGCACCTAACCGAGCTTTACAAGAAGTTTTCCGAGCCGGGGGCCTGCCGATGGCAAGTGTACGCGCTGCCCGCCGTGGACTTCAAAGAGCTTATACCAGAGGGGGAAACTTGTAACGATTTTGCGCGGTCGTGTGGTGTCTATGGGAATTTGATCCGCAGACTATGTAAAAATCAGCCAATCAGCCGCCAAAACGCCGCCATAATCGAAAAGAACTTAGGCCGAAAGGATCTTTTCAGCCTAACGGGAGCCGAAAAGCCACTATCCCCCGGGACGATCAGAGACTATCACGCAATCATTTACACGGTGCTTGAACAAGCTTACAAAGAAATGATTATCAAATATAACCCCGCAAAGCGTGTAACGCTGCCAAAGAAAAAGCGCGTTCGTGAAAGCAAGGCTTTACAGCCGGAGCAGCTTAAAGCCGTTCTTGCTGCCCTGGAGGGGGAGCCGCTGCCATTCCGCGCATTGATAACCTTTTTTATTTCCACCGGATGCCGCAGAGGGGAAGCCCTTGCGCTGACATGGGACAAGGTGGACTTTGTGCGGCGGGAAGTTCTGATAAATCAAAGCATGATTTACCTCCCCGAAACAGGCATACAGAGCGGGCCGACAAAGACCGACAACAGCCGCCGCGTGGCCCTCCCCGATGAAACTATTGACCTCTTGCGCAAGCTATGGGCAGAGCAGGCAAAAGACCGGCTGCGGCTGGGCGATCTTTGGGAAGATAACAACCTTGTGTTTCCAAGATGGAACGGAAAGCCGATGAACCCCGGAAATGTGAATCTTGAATTGACCGCATTTTGTGACCGGCACGGCCTCCCCCATATTAACCCGCACTTGTTCCGACATTCCGCCGCTTCCGTTTTGCTCTCAAACGGCGTGGATGTGCTGACCGTGGCCGGGATGCTGGGGCATTCCGATGTATCAACGACGCTTGACACATACGCACACGCCATAGACGAAGCACGACACAAAACGGCGGATTGTATCAGCGAAACTATTTTGCATAAAAATAGGGCGTAACTCTTGCAAAATCCCGCTTTTTGTGATATAATAAAGAAAATTGAATGACAAAACAAACGGGGAGAAATCCCCCTTTGAATGTGCCTTTGTGCCTATTACTTACGCATGGTAAAAGTGCGTGAGCGATAGGCACTTTTTATTTTTAACCCGAAAGGAGCTTTATCATGGTACGAATTAGAACTATTCCAAAAGCAGTTGCGGAGATCAAGGCGCAAGACCCCGGAAGCTACATCAACGAGCGACTTTTGCGCCGCTGGGTGAAAGATGGAACGATCAAGCCCGTTAAAGGCAGCTACACTTATACGCTTGTCAACCTTGACGAGCTGGAAAGATTCCTTGCCGATGAAAATAACTGACCTTTTGAGCCACGGGCAGGCTAACGCCGTTCCCCTCCGAGATTTGGAGGGAATAACCGGCCTCGACGGTCGAACCGTCCGGGCTATGATCTCCGCCGAGAGACGAGCGGGAGCGGCCATATTGAGCGATAACGCAACAGGCTATTACCTCCCCGCGAACGAGGAAGAAAAGGCGCGTTTTGTCCGCTCCATGCGGCACAGGGCGAAAGAAATTCTATGCGCGGCGGATGCCGTGGAAAAAAACAATTAAACAAAGAAAGGATTTACAAAATGAGACAATTACTTTTCAGAAAAGTTTACTATGACGGAATCCAGAAATTGCCGGAAGGCCGACAGCTTGAAGCGTACAACGCTATTATGAAATATAGTTTTACGGGCGACGTCCCGGAACATTCCAACGAATGCGCCCCGCTGCTGACGATGATTTTCCGCAGTATCGACGAAGACCGTAGCCGCTATGAAAAGCGTTGCAGGGAGGGCGATTGAATGGGAAATGTGCAAGATGGGGGTGTCTTTACTATGGCGGATTATGCCGCACTGGATAAGCGTCCGCAATATTTCAGCTTCTTTCTGGAAGCCTGTGAATCTCTTTCATTGCTTGAAGATGCCGAAGCAGGCCACGTTATAAAGGCTATCGCCGATTATTTTATTGATGGCGAAACGCCAGAAGGATTACCGAATTTCACGAAGAACGAGCGCCGGACATACAATCGGATAAAAAGAAAAGTCGACGAAAGTTGCGGCATTTGGTACGCAAAAGTTCAAGGCGGAAAAAAGGGCGGTGACGCGAGATGGGGCAATAGCTATCCCACAGGTTAGCTATAGGTTAGCTATAGGTATCCTATAGGTTAGCTATAGGTATGGGGATAGCAACTCATAACTCACAACTCACAACTCGCATTGTATAAGGGTAAAAGGGAAATGACAAGTCATTTCCAAAAAGGTAAAAGGGAACGGAGCCGCTTACGCGCTCCATTCCACCCCCTGCATAGAGAGCAAACAATATTTCTTTCTGGTATAAGGGATTTCATCAAGAAAGGAGGATTTTCATTGACGTTTGATTTTGAGAAATTCGCAGATATAACCGCGAGTGTATACCCGCAGAGTGTCTACAGCTTGCAAGATGCCTTGTCCGTGTTCCGGTACTACTTCGAGCAGTACGAAAAGCACATGGGGAGGCCACACCCGCCGATCAGAGCAAGCCAGATCGTGCGCATTTGCCAGGATATGCCCTATATCAATCAAGAGAACAGGGGCAGCTATTATGAGGATGTTTCCCCGGCGGGGTACATTTCCATGATCGACCGGCACTTTGCAACAAAGTACCGGCATTGTGATTATAACATCAACCACTTTTTCAGCGGAAGAATTAGGGAACTCCGATTTTACGAGGAGCTTTATTGAAAGGGGGGAAAGACACGAGCGGGAAAGCATCACAGCGAAAAGGTGCAGACGGTGAAAGGGAGCTTGCCGCCGTTCTCCGTGAATATGGGTACGAGATCAAGCGCGGCGGGTCTATGTCCTTTGGTGAAGTGCCCGACCTTGTGGGCTTGCCCGGTGTCCATATCGAGGTGAAGCGCTGCGAGCAAGTCAGGCTTTCCGAGTGGATGAAGCAGGCCGAAAGGGATAGCCAACATTTCAAGGACGGTTTACCCGCCGTATTCCACCGCCGAAGCCGGGAGCCGTGGCGCGTAACAATGAACCTTGCGGACTTTATGCGGCTCTATTGCCGCCAGAAAACGCAATCTGACAGGCAGAAAACGGCAGAAAACGGCGGGAAAGGAGGTGAAGACAAATGACGATGTTTTACTCCTATATGATGGGGGCCGAGCGGAGCTATTTCATCGAAACGGCAGCAGGACGGCCCGTTGCACGGTTTGATGAACTGGACACAGCAGCCCTTGTCCTGCGTTATCTGACAGGCGCAGACATGACCCCGGAAGACGTGGCGGCAGCACACGCAGCAATGAAGAAATTCGATGCCGGGAAAGAAGGTGACAACGATTGACCCCGAATAAAGAAAAGCTGCTTGCGGCGCTTCTGACTTCTCGAAGCAAGAAAGAAGCGGCAGCAGCGGCAGGAATTGCAGAGCGAACCATGCGGACTTATTTTGAAGACCCGGAATTTTGTCAGCGATACCGCGAAGCGTTCGCCGGAGTAGTGCAGGACGCAACGCGCAGGGCGCAGCAGCTATTAGAGCCTGCGCTATCCACCTTGCAGACGGTCATGGAGGACGAGGAAATAAACCCCGCCGCCAGAGTAAACGCCGCGAAAATCGCCCTTGATTATGCCGTGCGCCTGACCGATCAGAACGACCTTGCAGAGCGCCTTACAGCGTTGGAGGAAATGCGGCAATGATAACACGGGACAAGCTGGAACAGCGCATAGCAGCCCTTGAAATGGCAGAGAAGCAGCGCCGGGATAGCATGACCATCACCGCCACCGTGGAGGACTTTATAGCCCCGTGCTATCTCCCATTGCACGAGGATATAAAAGCAGGGCAGCACCGCTTTTACAATCTTCCGGGCGGGCGCGGGAGCTGCAAAAGCTCTTTCGTATCGCTTGAGATCGTGGACGGCATACAGAGCGACCCCACAGGCCAGAGCAACGCTATTGTGTTCCGCAAAGTGGCGGGGACAATGCGCGACAGCGTTTTTTCTCAAATCGCATGGGCTATTGATATGCTGGGCGTTTCCCACCTCTGGAAAGCGACCGTTTCCCCGATGATGTATGAATACAGGCCGACCGGCGCACAGATCCTTTTCCGAGGGCTGGACGATGCAAGCAAGCTAAAATCTATCAAGCCCCGGCGCGGCCTATTCCGCTTTATTTGGCTTGAAGAATTTGCGGAGCTGCCCGGCGCAAACTTTGCCCGGAATGTTTTGCAATCGGTCATGCGAGGGCAAGGGACAAATCCGCAGGTATTCCGCAGCTTCAACCCGCCGATCAGTAAGGCGAATTGGGCGAATCAGTTTGTTGCAGAGCCAGACGCGCAGGGGATCACCTTTCACACCACCTATAAGGACATACCCGCCGAATGGTTAGGCGAGGCTTTCATAGCGGAGGCCGAACGCCTGGAGGCCGTCAATGAGCAGGCATACCGGCACGAATACTTAGGCGAGGCGACCGGCACCGGCGCGGAGGTATTTCCGGCGCTGGAAGTGCGGGAGATCACCGCCGAGGAAGTACAGAATATGCAATACTTCTTTTCCGGCGTGGACTTTGGCTTTGCGGCAGACCCCGCTTGCTTTATCCGTTGCAGCTATGACCGTAAGCACGAGATAATCTACATTCTGAACGAGATTTACAAGCGCGGCATGAGTAACCGGCAGCTTGCGGAGGAAATCGCCCCGCTTGTGAAGGGGGACACCAAAGGCAGCAGCTACCTTTCCCCGGTAAGCGGCTTGTGCTTTCAAGATCACAGCGACATTTATTGCGATGCAGCAGAACCGAAAAGCATAGCCGATCTACGCGACCACGGCTTAAAGCAGGCCAGAGCTTGCCACAAAGAGCCGGGATGTGTGGCGTATCGTGTCAAGTGGCTGCAGCACCGGCGCATCGTGGTTGATCCTGCAAGGACACCAAACGCGGCGCGGGAGTTTGCAAACTACGAATACGAAAAGGACAAAGACGGCAATATGCTTTCCTCTCTCCCCGACAGGGACAACCACAGTATAGACAGCCTCGCTTATGCGTTAGACCGTGAGATTTACCGCAAGCGAGGGCAGAGCGCTTAAAGAAAGGAGAAAGTCATGGGCTATATGCGTATCAAGTGCCACTATTGCGGCGGCACATGGGAAGTGTACGGGCGAAGCGTCACAAATGGGGACTATGCCCGCACTTGCCCGCATTGCTTCAAGGCCATTGAAAGGCAGACATGGGAAAAGCAGATTGTACCGGTGTTTCATGCGCTGGACGATGCAAACCGCGAGCTTGTAAAGGACAGCAGCGGCTACCATACCCCGCTTTTTGAAGTCAGCTATGAGGCCGACAGCGTATTCCGCAACGGCTATGAAGACTGTCCAAATTTGGACTGAAAGGAATAACATGGACATTTTGAAGGAATACCCCCTAATTGATGAACACGGCAAAAGATACCGCGAGTTTGGGCGCGGATGCCGTGAGTATGCGCCGACCCTTGTAACCTCTGCGGGCGAAGTGCCGATGGGAACAGTAATTTATAAGAAGATGCAGGAAGAGCCACCCGCACAAAAGAAAGATTGCCCATTTCAGAGCGGTCTATACCCGCAATGCAAAGAGGACGATTGTGCTTTTTTCAAAGGCGGCAAGTGCAAGCCGGGAACGGCAACAGCGGGCAAGCGCTGCCCTCTCCCTGCACATTTGACTTGCGGCAATACCTGCACCATGTATAAGAATAGGCGCTGCGGCCTTTTTCCGCAGCAGAAAGGAACAAAAAAATGAGCGAGTTTAACCACTTTGCAAAAGACCTTGACGCCGCTTTCAAGGCGGCACGGGACGAATACGCCGCCGCGTATAACGCAGTAGAGCAGGCACGAAAGGCCATGCAGGACGCAGGCCCGGACGCGCTGAAAAGGCAGATTGCCACGCTTCAGCTCCAAGAGGCGGAAAACAGACTGCGCAAAGAAACGGCCCGCATCTGGGCAGAGTTTGACGCAAAGGCCGCAGACCTCCGCCGCGCATTGGAAAAGGAAGTACAGACAAGCAACCTTGCCGACCCTTCCGCCATTGACAGCAACGCCGTGGAGCTGATGAAAACCGGCGTTCTGTCGGTAGATGATTATTTCGGCTTCGCGGACAGATACGACGGGAACCCGACCATGCTAAAGCTGATCGGTCACTATGCAAAGGAAGCAGCGGACAGCACCGACGATCGAAAAGACAGGGTTGCTTTAACCGTTCTCGCGCAGGATTGCGCCAAAGGAACGGGAAAGACCTTGAAAGCGTGGGACAGTATGATGACCGCCGCCAACTATTGCAGCGGGCGCGGCGGCAGCGGCAACCGGCGTCCTACTCCCGGCGTAACGCTTAGCATGGGCGAATGGTGGGAGCAGCTTTCCGGCGAGATCGTCGAGAACTTTTGAAAGGAGGTGGGACTTTATGGCTTTGATGATTACCGGTGCAGTGGTTTTTGCTGTTGGCGCATTCTTCGGGGCGGTAATGGTTGCCGTCGGAGAGCAGTTAGAAAAGAGGCGTTGACATGACGCATAACACATGGGCAAGAAAATACCTTAAAACCATGTGCAAAAACTTCATGACGGCGTTTCAGATGGGATATGCGGACGGGACTGCCGGAAACGAGCGGCAGTCCCCGCCGTTCCCGGAAGAGGCAAAGCCTGGCACATTGGTCTATGCGGCAACGCTTTTTGCACAGGAAATGTATAACAAGGGATTCAAAATCGGAAAGGAGGTCGGAGAATGAATGCTTTTGACATTTTTGTAAAACTTACCGTCGACACCGGGGATGTTGAAAAAGGACTTACAACGGCCAAAAATAAAGCACTGGCCTTTGGAGATGTTCTAAAGGCGAATGTACTCGGCGGCGTAATAGTCGATGGCGTAAAAAAGCTTGGAAGCGCTATAAAAAATATGTCCGGCGCGTTTATCGAATCCGCAGCCGATGTAAAAGCGGAGGAATCTGCTTTTAAACAGACTTTTGGGGATTTGGGAGACGCTGCATCCGAAGCGATCGGGCGAGTGGCCGACAGTTCTGGCATTTTGCAGACACGATTAAACACACTCGGAAGCAAGATTTACGCTTTTGCCCGTTCTTCTGGCGGAGATGCAACGGAGAGCATGAGCCTGATGGAACGCGCATTGCAGGCGGCGGCAGATAGTGCAGCATATTATGACACCAGCGTGGAGCAAGCGACAGAAACGCTGCAATCTTTTCTTAAAGGAAATTTTGAGAACGACGCAGCGTTAGGCTTGTCCGCCACGGAAACCACAAGAAATGCGGCTGCTATGGAACTATTCGGGCAGAAATATAACGATTTGTCCGAAATTCAGAAACAGCAAACGCTTTTGAAAATGGTGGAGGATTCGCAAAAACTGTCCGGCGCAATGGGGCAAGCTGCCCGCGAAGCTGACGGCTGGGAAAATGTCACCGGCAATCTGAGCGAAGCGTGGCGGCAGTTTCAGGCAAATGTTGGAACTCCATTTTTGGAAAGCCTCATTCCCGTTATTCAGGACATTACGGAAGCATTTCAGGAGTGGATGAATAATGTGGATTGGGATAAATTTTCCCAAAAAATCACTGATTTTGTAACAACTATTCTGGACAACGGCGATACCATCATTTCGGTTGTCGCCGGAATCGGCGCCGGATTTGTGGCGTGGAATGTTGCTTCCATGATTTCCGGTGTGGTCAAGGCTATACAAGCATACCAGGCCGCAAACGAGGGAGCCACTATCGCACAAGCAGCCCTAAACCTTGTGATGAATGCAAACCCCATCGGAATTGTTATAACGGCGGTTGCTGCACTTGTCACCGCCATTGTTGCACTTTGGAACACAAACGAGGACTTCCGAAACGCTATCATTTCTGCATGGGGCAAAATTAAGGATACGATTTCATCCGCTGTTAAAGCAATCAGTGCATTTTTCACGGAAAAGATTCCCAATGCGATCCAGTCCGTTATTAGCTGGTTTACAAGTATTCCGAACAAATTCAAAGATATTGGGTCTAATATTGTTCGCGGTCTTTGGGACGGCATCAAATCAATGATTACATGGATCAAAGACAAAATCAGCGGATTTGTTGGCGGTATTGTGAGTAGTGTTAAGGGACTGCTTGGCATCCACTCCCCGTCTAAGGTATTTGCCGGTATCGGCGGCTTTATGGCCGAAGGCTTGGGCGAAGGCTTTGACGATCAATTCGGGGCCGTAAAAAAGGGCATTGAAAACAGCATGAACTTTGACGCTGGCATCATTACGGCAGGAGCAAATATCAGCGGAAACTATGCAAGTGGTTCTTACGGAGCGGCAAGCACAAGCTGGGGCGGCGATTCCGGCAGAATTGTAATGCTGCTTGAACAGTATTTGCCTATGTTGGCAAATATGAAAGTCATCATGGACAGTGGCCAGGTTGTCGGCTTGCTTGCCCCAGGCATGGATGAAGAACTGGCAAAAATCAATGCGAGGAGGGCAAGGGCTGTATGATCGATCATACATGGTCAGGAGGTTTTAATCATGAGCATTGAAATAACCGACAACAGCAAAGAGGTTTCCGCTGCTATCGAAGCCGCAATTCTGCGCGGGCTTGAAAAGTGCGGGCTGGTGGCAGAGGGATATGCGAAAAAGCTGTGCCCTGTTGACACCGGCAATCTGCGCAACAGCATCACCCATGTTGTAGACGAGCAGGAGCCGGCGGCGATCATCGGGTCGAACAATTCTTACGCCGCTTACGTTGAGCTTGGCACCGGCATTTATGCCGAGGGCGGACGGCCTACGCCGTGGGTGTATCAGGACGCAAAGGGCAACTGGCACTACACGCGCGGCAACAAGGCAAAGCCGTTTTTGAAACCTGCTTTGGCGGATCACGCGCAGCAGTACCGCGACATTTTGGTAAATGAGCTGAAAAATGGATGACGCAACGAAGGAGTGATTCCACAGGCCACCAGCCGGCAGCAAGGGCGGCGGGATTGCCTATCCTTTGTCCCCTTGCGAAGCCCTGCCCGAAGTACAGCGGCAGGCAGCGCCCTAAAGTACCAGGGCGCGGGAGTGCGTAATAGTGCCATAATCTCCATATACAGCACAGGAGCCGTCTTGCTTTTTGACGGCTCCTGTGTTATTCTGTCGATAGCCCATTATGGGCGGGGCGCTGCACAACGGCAGGCGGTTAGTCACAAACCCCGAAAGGGGGTGACGCCATGCGAATTACTCTACATATCGGGCCTTTTACGGTTACGATCATTGTAAAACGCAGAAACCGCCACCCGGCACGGTGACGGTTTCCATTTGGAAATTGATTTACTGACGGGCTAACCGCTTGTCGCAGCGCCCTTTTTCTATCTCCATTATAGCAGGATACTAACCCTTGTCAAGTCTCGGATTTATCCGGGGCTTTTTCTTTCGGCCTCATTGCTTGCATAACCTTGTCGCGTTGCGCCTGCGTCTCAACCGCACGGCCAACAAACGCGGGAACCGTTTCCCCGGCCCTCTGTGCGGCCTCCTGCGCCGTTTTAAGTGCGGCAGGGGTAAGGATAGCCCCATCGCCTTGCGGCGCTCCTGCGGGCTGCTGTGGGCTTTCTCCCATAGCTTCACCAATGGCGCGGTTAATAAAGCCGTTTACGCTTTCGCCGGTCTGCGCTGCAAATGCCTGGATTTCCTCTTTCCGGCCTTTGGGGACGGTAAGGTTAATGCGGTCATAAGCCTTTGCAATCCATTTATTGGTTGCGTTTTGCTGCGCTTTTGATGTTGCCATATTTGCACCTCCTTTTCGGTGATGGTAGCATCCTAAAATAGGGTCTCTTTTCCACTATCCGCATTATACCGCAACTTGTATATATTACGCAAGTATAATATTACACAAATATACTTGCGCAAATATGTTAATTCTGTCAATTGATATACTTGCGCAAGTATGCTATATTATAATCACAGCAAGGGAACAAACGAAAACAGCCAAGACACCGGCAAAGGTGGATGCAAAGAACACCTACAAGAGCGGATCGGGATACGGGAGATTGAGATGCACTGAGAAGAACGCTAATCCGCAACGCCCCCCGCCGCCGGAGTTCCATTAAATTAAAACAGGAGGTACAGAAAATGAGCATCAACGAAATGGACAGCAAGATCAAGGAGCTGCGCGAGCTGCGCCGCATGGCGGACGAACTCGCCGGAGAGATCGAGAGCATCACGGACAGCATCAAGGCGCACATGGACGCGGAGGGCGTGGACACCATCAGCGGCACGGATTGGAAAGTGACCTATAAGGCCGTGACTTCCTCCCGCATCGACACCAGCGCATTGAAAAAGGCTCTGCCTGATGTGGTGGAGCGGTTCAGCAAGACCACCACCGCGAGAAGGTTCTGCATCGCATAAAATATGAAAAAAGGCTTGACTTAGTATCACACGGGCGGAAGCAATCCGACGAGGAATACATTTACTTTTGGCGCAGAAATAAGAATATCGGTTTACTGCTCTATCTTGGCGGACGGACAGTAAACCGATATAGCCCAGACCCTTGCGGGAGTGGTGTAAATATTCTACTACACCTCCCGCAAAAGGTCAACCATGACTTTTGACGGGAGGGATTTTTTTGTCTGCAAAAAAAGATGTTACGGGGCAACGGTTTGGGAGACTGATAGCCGTTCAAAGCGCGGGCTACAATTACAAGCACAGATGTACCTTATGGCGTTGTCAATGTGATTGCGGGAACACAATTACCGTTCCATTGTCACACTTAGGGAAAGATACAAATAGTTGCGGTTGTCTGCGTAAAGATGTTCTTACTACACACGGCGGGAGTGGCAGCCGTTTATATCGGATATGGTTGGGCATGAAAACACGTTGTTATAGTAAGTCGTTCCACCAATATCGAGATTATGGAGGCCGTGGGATAACTGTTTGCCCCGAGTGGCTACATAATTTTGAGGATTTCCAAAAGTGGGCGCTATCGCACGGATACCGGGACGATCTGACTATTGACCGCATCGACAATGACAAGGGCTATTCCCCTGATAATTGCCGATGGGCGACCCGCTACGAGCAAACGCACAACAGAAGACCGCGAAAGAAATTAGAAAAGCCCTCTGCGCCACCGCCGACCAAAGCAAGGCGCAGAGAGCCGTAACCACCAACCACCACAGGGCGGCCGGTACAGTTATTATACCAGCCGCCCGCTGATAAAACAAGGAGGAAAAGCATGAAAGAAGAAACTATGAGCCGGTTAAACGAACTTGATGAAATCCATTTGCAAATTCATTGCGCCGTTGAATCCGTGCGGCAAAGCTGGGTAGCCATGACGCAGGGGGACAGCGCACCTTGCGAAGATGATTACGATGCCTTATACGGGATTTACTGTTATCTTTCCGAGCAGGAAAAGCGGCTGAATGAGTGGAAAGAAAGTTTCTGGAAATATAGCAGATAAACCGCATTTTTCGGCGGTCGTGCGCTAAAAATGTGCGCCAAGAAATAGCAAGCAGAACGAATAAACCGAGAAAGCGGCCATAATAGGCGGGAACGGAGAAAAAAGGCAATAATTTTTGTGCAATATTGAGAGTTGTAATAACTGCCCCAAGAACATGAAGGAACTGAAACGGGTGGATTCCTGGGAGGCGAAGATTGCGGGTACGTTCATTAACGCAGACACCAAGATTGCAAAGAGCCTTTGCGGTGCTGCCGATGTGGGTACCAGCGATGGGAAGGTCACGCCTCGGAACGATCTGTCGGACGCTGACTTTGCCGACATCTGGCTGGTGGGCGACTACTCCGACAAGAACGGCGATAAAAATGGCGGCTTCATCGCCATCCACCTGATGAACGCACTGTCCACCGGCGGCTTCCAGCTGAAGACCAGCGACAAGGCGAAAGGGCAGTTCGCGTTTGAGTATACGGCCCACTACTCCATGAGCGCACAGGACATTGTGCCATTTGAGATCTACATCAAGGCCGGTACGGCGGAGGCGTAACACCATGAAACTGTCAAAAATTAAAGGGGAGCGAGTGTTTGATGTTATCGCAGACATTATCGATCCTATTGCCAACATAGCCGAGGACAAAGAAGCCGCAGCGTTGTTTCAGCGTCAAAAGCTCCCGGATGGCGTAAATGCAAAGGACTTTGTATTGGCAAGGGTTAAGAAATCTGCTCCGCTGCTTTTGCGTGGACACAAGAAAGATCTGATCGCAATTTTGGCGGCTGTGGAAGGCGTGCCTGCAAAAAAATATGCCGCTGGGCTGACGCTTGCCAAGTTGCTGGTTGATGTTACTGAGCTTATGACAGACGAGGCATTTACGGACCTTTTTACATCTGCGCAGACCGAGACGGCAAAAACGCCGTCCGGCTCTGTGCAGGAGAATACCGGGGAAGCCAAAGAGTAAAGCCATTCCTGTCATACTGTGTAGCGCGGTATAAGCAGGATGCAGAAGAAAAAGCATATCGAATTTATTCTGCTGACCTGCTTAAAGCAATATGCGAGCGATGCGGGGGCGTTTCAATCGATAAGCGATATATTGAAATTATAGATGTGAGCAAAAAAGACAATCGCTCATGTGAAGAAATCACCAGCGATATTGTCAATCGTTGCGGGTTACAAGTTAAAAAAGCCGCCCCGTAAAGGGGCGGCGGGCGAATATGCGTTACTTGAGGACATAATCAGAAATCATTCTTCCGATTTTCCCGATGTCTGTGCCTCCCTTAAACTCAAACGTTGCGACATAACCATTGGAGAATGTCAGAACAAGTTCGCTATCCGGGATGATTTCGGCAAAGCCTGGGGTTTGCACGGAGAAAAACTGCACTTTCGAATAGGGCATAGAGCTGAAGGACTTGCGCTTTCCTGTAATCCCCTGTACATCAACCGATATGACTCGCTTGTTAGTAAAAATCAGCTGGTCGCGTACGGTCTTAAATGTGGCAGCGATTTCTTCCCCGTCAATCAACAAGCCATTCACTTCACCACGCACATCGGAAACGGGAATCGGCTTTAAGTCCCAAGCAGAATCTTTGTTAAAACTTATCATAAATAATCCCTCCTTGCCGATATCATACCATACTATCAATGGAATGTCACGAATAATTTTCAGAATTTACAAAGAGAGCGAGGTGAACACATGAATCTACTTGATTTGTTTGTAAAAATTTCCGTAGATTCTGGCGATGTAAACAACCAAATCGAGGAAATCGGCGAAAACGCAAATCGGCTTGGTGGAAAGTTTACAAATGCTGCGAAAAAAGTTGCTGAATTTGGAGCCAAAGCAATAGCAGCCGCATCCGTAGCAGCTACAGCGGTCGGGAAATATGCCATTGATGTCGGTAGTAATTTTGATTCGTCTATGGCCAATGTCGCGGCAATTTCTGGGGCAACCGGAGAAAGTTTAGACGCTCTGCGAGATAAAGCAAAGGAAATGGGTGCAAAAACCAAGTTCTCCGCATCCGAATCGGCTGATGCCTTTACCTACATGGCTATGGCAGGATGGAAAACCGAGGAAATGCTAAACGGTATTGATGGAATTATGAATCTTGCTGCCGCGTCTGGCGAAGATCTTGCGTTAACGTCGGACATTGTAACGGATGCACTGACGGCATTCGGACTGCAAGCCTCTGATTCTGCGCATTTTGCTGATGTGCTCGCCGCTGCGTCAAATAGCGCAAATACGAACGTATCCATGCTGGGCGGCTCCTTCAAATACGTTGCTCCTGTTGCCGGCGCTTTGGGGTATAGCATTGAGGACGTATCTGTTGCCCTTGGTTTGATGGCCAACAGCGGAATCAAGGCGGAACAAGCTGGCACATCAATGCGCGCAATGCTCAGCCGGCTTGCCAAGCCCACGAAAGAAGTTGCAAATGCGTTTGAATCGCTCGGAATGGATGCGTCGGAGGCTATCCAAAACGCTGATGGAACCATGAAGCCATTTAGCGAGACCATGCAGATCCTGCGCGATAAAATGGCCGGATTGAGCGAAGCAGAGAAAGCTAACGTGGCAGCGGCCATTGCCGGTCAGGAAGCAATGTCCGGCATGCTGGCTATCGTCAATGCGTCCGATTCCGATTTTGAGAAATTAACATCCGCCATCGCCAATGCGGACGGTACTGCGCAAAGCATGGCGGACACGATGAATAACAACCTGAACGGCGCAATTACTATTCTAAAATCTGCCACAGAAGGATTTGGCATCACTCTTTATGAGACTTTTTCCGGCCCAGCGCAAAAGGCCATCGAGACGCTTACGGGGTATGTATCTCAACTGACGGATGCATTTAGCACCGGCGGTCTTTCTGGATTGATGGACGAAATGGGCAACGTTGTGGGCGATGGGCTTAATAAAATCCTTGAGTACTTGCCTAAAATCGTGCAGGTAGGCGCAGATGTTGTTATGGCGCTTGTAAATGCAATTATCCAAAATCTTCCGGCGTTGAATGCTGCCTCTATTGAAATCGTGCTGCAACTTGCAAATGGGCTGATTGACAATCTCCCGGCATTGATTGATGCTCTAATCCAAGTAACCCTGACAGTTATACAGCAGATAACAGACCCTGAATTTTTAACACAAATTGTCGAGACGGCAATCCTGCTGATTATGACGCTTGCAAACGGGATGATTGACGCGATCCCGCAGCTTATTGCGGCAGTACCTCTGATTATTGGCAACTTGCTTGCAGCAATCATTGTAGAGTTGCCGAACATTATCCAAATGGGAATCGATCTCCTGTTTGCGCTGATAGACGGAATTATCCAGTGCATACCGGAATTGGTGGCGGCAATCCCTACGCTGATTATTGCGTTCATCAACGGCATTGTAAACAACCTTGACAAAATCATTCTTGCGGCGCCGCAAATCATTGTATCGCTGATTACCGGCATTGTCGGAGCAATCCCGGAACTGATTGCGGCCGTCCCGCGCATTATCGCGGCCATTGTTGACACATTCCGAAATTATGATTGGGGCGGCATCGGCAGAAACATTGTCCAAGGCTTGAAAGACGGTATCGCCGGGATGTGGGACAACATCAAGAACTGGTTTAACGATAAAGTGGACGCGCTTGTTGGCGGCGTTAAGAAGATTCTGGGTATTGCATCCCCTTCCAAGGTCTTTGCCGGCATCGGCGGCTTTATGGCTGAAGGCTTGGGCGAAGGGTTTAGCGATGAATTTTCATCGGTGAAAAAGGACATCGAAGGCAACATGAGCTTTGACGCTGGCACCATTACGGCAGATGCAAACATCAGCAGAAACTATACAAGTGGCTCTTACGGAGCAGAAAGCACAAGCGGTGGCAGCGATTCTGGCAGAATTGTAATGCTGCTGGAACAGTATTTGCCTATGTTGGCAAATATGAAAGTCATCATGGACAGTGGCCAGGTTGTCGGTTTGCTTGCCCCATGCATGGATGAAGAACTGGCCAAAATCAACGCGAGGAGGGCAAGGGCCGTATGATTGGAAAAGTATTTTTTGACGGGAAAGATACCTACGCAGAATATGGCCTGCTGCTTGCAAGTAAGTCCATTTCCCTTCCGGAAGTCCGCACGAACATGATCGATGTTCCGGGCCGGGACGGTCTGCTGGATGCGTCTGAAGTGCTGACCGGAGAAGTCACCTATAAGAACCGTACTATTACACTGAAGCTCACCGGCGTGGACACGGTGAGCGGCAAGACATGGCCTGCTACGATTTCCGATTTCTGCAACAAAGTCCACGGCAAGCGCGTTAAAATAACATTCCCCGAGGACACCGCCCATTTTTACAGTGGGCGGTGCTCCGTTGGGCAGGTGGAGCTTGTCAAAATGATGCAGACTATCCCGGTCACGGTTGACTGCGACCCGTGGAAATACAAGAACGCAAAAACCACGGTTTCCCGCTCTGACCTTAGCACGGCCTACAAACAGTTATCCTTACCCAACGAGCGCCGGCCTGTCATCCCTACTATTACGGTGGCCCAGGACACCACCTTACTTTGGGGCAGCAGCACAATCAACATCAGCGCGGGAGATCATATTCTGCCCGCTATCCGTCTTGCGGCTGGAAGCAACACTTTGAAAGCAAAAGTCGCAAGCGGCACAGGTAGCATCACTGTG